TAGATAGTTTAGGTATGTTATCAACAACAAAAGAAGTTGAAGATACAGCAGACGGTAAAGAGACAAGAGATATGACGAGAGCGCAAGTATTGAAAGCTGCGTTTAGAGTATTAACATTAAAACTTGGTCGTGCAAAAGTGCCTATGATAATCACAAATCATACTTATGATGTAGTTGGTGCATATATGCCAATGAAAGAAATGGGTGGTGGTTCTGGTTTGAAATATGCTGCTAGTACAATTGTTTATCTATCTAAGAAAAAAGAAAAAGAAGGAACTGAGGTAGTTGGTAATATCATACATTGTAAAACTCAAAAGTCCAGATTGTCAAAAGAGAACATGATGGTTGATGTCAGATTAAGATATGATACAGGTTTAGATAAGTATTATGGATTGTTAGACTTAGCAGTTAAACATGGTATCTTTAAACAAGTATCTACAAGAATAGAACTACCAGATGGCACAAAACAATATGCTAAATCCATTTATAACGAACCAGAAAAATATTTTACTAAAGAAGTATTAAAACAATTAGACGAAGCTGCAGATAAAGAATATAGTTATGGAAACTCCTAACTATACATACATGGAGAATCCTAAGAGTGACCTTACAGGTTTTAGGATTATTGATGGCGTGTATAAAGATGTTGTTTATACTTACGGCAAAGTCACACCTATTGAAGAAAATGATAGGTTAAGATTAAAGTTTGAATATGATGTACATGAGAATCCAAATCAAGCAGATACGGAGTGTAGTGATTTCATCAATACTATAGGTGATATATTAACAAAAGAGGTAGAAAAAGATGGTAACAGCAGAGAAGATAGAGAGAACGGCACTCAAAAATCTAATACATAACGAAGAATACACACGAAAGGTTTTACCTTTTTTAAAACCTGAGTATTTTGAAGACCGTACTGAACGTATTATATTTTCTGAGATATCTAAGTTTGTTTCTCAATACAACAAGCAACCAACAAAAGAAACATTACAAATTGATATTGGTAAACGTAAAGACTTAAACGAAAAAGAATATCAATCTATTGTTGATTTAATCTCTACACTCAATAAAGAAGAAATAGATTTAGATTGGCTTGTCAATACAACAGAAAAGTTTTGTAAAGACAGAGCTGTACATAATGCCGTCATGGAAGGTATTCATATCTTAGATGGCAAGAATACAAAACAAACACCAGAAGCAATACCTGAAATAATGAAAGACGCTCTTGCCGTGTCTTTTGATAAGAATGTAGGGCATGATTACTTACAAGATATAGAGAAACGTTTTGATTATTACCATAAAAAAGAAAACAGAATACCTTTTGATTTAGATTTCTTTAATAGAGTGACCAAGGGTGGTTTGCCAAACAAAACATTGAATGTGGCGCTTGCAGGTACAGGTGTTGGTAAAACTCTATTCATGTGTCATCAAGCGGCAGCGGCACTCAATGATAACAACAACGTTTTGTATATCACTATGGAAATGGCAGAGGAAAGAATTGCTGAACGTATAGACGCTAACTTATTGAATGTGTCTATGGAAGATTTACATATGTTGAATAAAAAGATGTTCAACGACAAGATAGTACAATTACAAGGCAAAACAACAGGTACAGTTATCATCAAAGAATATCCAACAGCAAGTGCAGGTGCTAATCACTTTAGAGCATTAGTCAATGAACTTGCATTAAAAAAATCATTTAAACCAGATATCATATTCATAGACTATATTAATATTTGTGCTTCAAGTAGATTTAAAGCAGGTGCAAATGTGAATAGTTATACTTACATCAAGGCAATTGCTGAAGAATTAAGAGGTCTGGCAGTAGAGTTAAATGTGCCAATTGTGACGGCAACACAAACAACAAGAACAGGTTATGTTTCAACAGACGTAGGTTTAGAAGACACGTCAGAAAGTTTTGGTTTACCAGCGACAGCAGACTTTATGTTTGCTTTAATTAGTAGTGAAGAATTAGAGAAGGCAGGTCAAATGCTTGTCAAACAATTAAAGAACAGATACAACGACCCAACAATGAATAGAAAGTTTATTATAGGTGTTGATAGAAGTAGAATGAAATTGTTTGATATAGAACAATCTGCTCAAAATCTAATACAACCAGAACAGGAGAAATATGTCGAACACAACCCTACGAAGGAAGAAACGCCAGAGGAAAAGTACCAAAAGTTCTCAGACTTCCAATACTAAAGGTTACTCTATGAGAGTTAAGTCTGTAAAGAAAGGCAAGAGTATTAAGTTTGAAGTCTGGCAGACAAACAATATAGGTAGAAATGATAAAGTTTCTACATTTGACTTCCGTAAAGACGCTAAAGCATTAGCAGACTTTCACAATAAAAATCAAGTATGGCAAGTAAATGGTGGTCTTCCTAAGTTTTTACTTGACTAAATAGTGTATATAATCTATTATGGAGGCATTGGAAAATGTTAAGTTTTAACGGATACACAAACTTGTCTGAAGCACGAAGTCGTGGTGAAGAAATGGAAGAACTGATTATTGCAGCTGTCAACAATCAGAAAGAACCTAAATCTAAGTTTGGTATACCATCAGGCGCAGGTAAAAATGTTGCCAAATTTCTCAAAGCAAAAGGTATTAGAGGTAAAGGACAAGTCCTTGGTGCAGATACTATTAATGTCACACCAGAGTGGACTAGTTATTGGCCGGGTGGGTCAGTACCAGGTTCTACTAAAACACCTAAAACAGACTTCACAATAGGAAATAATAAAATCTCCCTTAAATCAGGTAGTGCTGCTCAGTTAATGAGTGGTGGTCGTAATGAGAGTATTGCAACTTTCTATACAGCATTAAAGAGTGTAGAAGGTATGCAGAAAAAAGTTGTTAACAAATTAACAGATATGTTTGAAGGATTGGCACCTGCCTCAGTTGCAGGTAGTGAATTGGGAAAAGAAATTAAAAAGGGTAAAGACAAAGCAGTTATGAGAGCAAACGCTGCTCACAAAGAATTAATGGGCGAACTCAAAACTATCTTTGCAAAAAACAAAACCTTTGCAAATGCCTTTGCTTATGAAGCAATGTCTGGTGATACCAAGTTTGGTAAAAAATCTCCAGGTAGTTGTACTCATTTTCTTACAGTATCATTTGATGGTAAGAAAGCACATTTAAAAAAAGTAAGTGATAAAGCATATGTACAGAAAATTGCTGACCAAATGAAAGTGTCAGTACGTTTTAAATCATCTAGTCAAAAAGTAGGTGGTAAAAAGACAGGCAAATACAAGTATTGGTCTGCCGTAGGGTTAATAGTTGACAAACTGGAAGAAGAAATGAAACCTATTGAGGGACAATTATTACACGAAGGTGTATTAGATAAACTCAAAGATATTTATGGAAAAGTAAAAAACTTTATAGTTAGCTTATTCAAAAAGATAATGGAATATATTTCAAAAGGTTTTAAAAATTTAATTGATTTTTTAGATTTAGAACCACAAGTAGATGTTGACCCAACGGTGAGGACAGATGTATAACGAATTACTAATAGAAGATAAAAACACACACCTTGAACACGTTGAAGATGATATTATCAACAATGGTTTTGCAGGTGGTCAAAATGCAGTAAACTTTTTACAAGCAACAGCAGACTTATTATCTGGTAACTCTACAAAAGGTGTAAACTTAACTGTTAAGTGGGACGGTGCTCCTGCGATAGTATGTGGACCTAGTCCTGAGAATGGTAAGTTTTTTGTAGGCACAAAATCAGTATTCAATAAAACACCTAAAATTAATTATACAGTACAAGACATAAGAAACAACCACACAGGTGAAGTTGCAAATATATTACAAGATTGTTTACGTTATCTTTCAGGTATAGGTCTGAAAGAAATATTACAAGGTGATTTATTATACAGACAAAAAACGTTAAAGAAAACAACGTACAAATCTGCTAGTGGTAAATCTGAACAAATGATTTCGTTTCAACCTAACACTATTGTTTATATGGTACCAGAAGCGTCTGGTTTAGGCCGTAAGATTAATTCAAGTAAGTTAGGTATTATATTTCACACAACATATAAAGGTAAGTCATTTGATACACTCAAAGCAAGTTTTGGTGCAAATGTAAAACCATTAAGAAGAACACCAAGTGTATTCTTTGATGACGCAAGTTATAAAGATGTATCTGGTACGGCAACAATGACAATTGGTGAAATGCAACAATTTAAAAAGATACTCAACATGGCAGGTGGTAGTTTGAAAAAATCAAAAGAACTACTAAACAAAATTGCCACAGAAACAAATACATTGTCTGTAGGTGTACAATTAAAAACATATCTAAACAGTTTTATTCGTGCTGCTACAGACTTACCTAGTACAAAAGAAACTGCTGCTAAGTTTAGAAAGTTTTACGAAGATAGAACACAAAAAGAAATAGACAGTAAGAAAACAGATAAAGGTAAAGAGAAGTATCAGACAATACAAAAAGAAGGTTTGAAATTTATAGATGGTCAAAGTGAGAAGATATATTTTGCTTGTGCAACATACAAAACATTACAACGTGCAAAGGCAGTATTAATTAATAAACTAAACAGAGCAAAATCAATTGGTACATATAAAACAACACCAAATGGTTTGCAAGTGACAAATCCAGAAGGATATGTTGCAGTAGATAAAAGTGGCAAAGCAGTTAAGTTAGTAGACAGACTAGAGTTTAGTGTACAAAACTTTACGGCTGCCAAGAACTGGGATAAGAAATGATAGATAAGTGGATTTATAATTTTTTTGCAGGTATAGATAAAGTCGCTGAGTGGATGGACAATCTTATATTTGGTAAAAAGAAGAAAAAGAAATGATAGAACGATTTATCATACAAGAAGGTTTATATGACCCAGGTATCTTCAAGGCATTTTTTCTTGCAGGTG